ATGGCTTACTTCGAGAAACGCGGGAGCGCCTGGCGCGCACAGATCCGCAGAAAAGGACATCCAACTCTTTCCGCTACCTTCGACACCAAGGCTGAGGCCCAGCGCTGGGCAGCCGAAATCGAGGGCGATATGTCGCGCTCTCGATTCGTCGACACCAGGGCGGCCATGCGAACCACGCTCGGCAAGGCCTTAGAGCAATACGAAAGGGAGATTTCTGAGCATAAGAAGGGGGCCAGCCAGGAAAGGGGTCGAATCAGGAGATGGCTGGCACATCCCCTGGCAGCGAAAGGTCTTGGAGAAATCACTCCGTCTGATCTTGCTGAGTATCGTGACTCTCGACTGAAGGATGGCGCCTCATCGTCTACCGTTCGGTTAGATCTGGCGATCATCAGCCACCTCTATACCATTGCGGCAAAGGAGTGGAGGCTTGAAGGCCTGACGAATCCCTGCAAGAACCTGCGTATGCCAAAGGGGAGCAGGGCGCGTGAGCGCAGGCCCACTACCATAGAACTACGCAAGATTTATGCTGAAGCAGCCAAGCTTCACCCTGAACTCCCGGTGATTATCGAACTGGCGGCAGACACAGCCATGCGCCGGTCGGAGCTTCTCCTGCTGCGTCGTGAGCAGATTCGGGACAAGGTGGCAGTTCTGGAGGATACGAAGAACGGCGAACGCCGGTCGGTTCCCCTGTCCTCACGCGCTCGAGAACTTCTCAAGTCGCTTCCGGCGCGGATTGATGGCAAGGTGTTCAGCCTTGCACCGAACACCGTTAGCAACTACTTCCCCAAGGCTTGCGAGGCCGCGGGCGTGAGCGGCCTTACCTTCCACGACCTCCGACATGAGGCCACGTCGCGCCTCTTTGAGCGGGGTTTCTCTATGATGGAGGTGGCGTCGATCACAGGGCACAAGACGCTTGCTATGCTCAAGCGCTACACCCACCTTTCACCTCATGCTCTGGCCGACAAGCTGGGCTAGCCGACCTTGGCCAGCCTCGGAGGTTCTCTCCTCGGCCTTCCCACCTTCGGAGCCTTGTGCTCTCCAGCCTCGTAGTCGCGCAGAAACTTGCGCACGCTCTCTAGCCTCCAGCATACCCGTACGCCCTGCTTGAAGTATGGGGGTAACCAGTCGGGGCTCGCCTGGATCGCGCTGCGTATTGATGACTCTGTGCGCCCCAGCAGCTTGGCAAGCTCTGGGACATGGATGATTTCAGGTTCCATAGGCAATACCTCTCCGCCCCAGCTATTGCCGGGGAGGGCATGATGGTAGGATTTAGACGCCCAGCCGGGTTAGCTCAGGGAGAGCTAGTGGCGCCCGGCTGGGTTTTCTGAAGATCCCGTTTTGCGACTGTGATGAGGAATCCAATGAAGTCTCTATCACTAGCATTGCGAGCTACTTTGTAAGCGGCTTCTAATCCTGGGATGTGCTGCTTTTTGACGGTAGGAATTTCTCTACTACTCACTCACCACCTCCCATAGACTTGCCGATCTCGGCTGCGGCTGCGGCTTCGGTGATTGCCAGCCTTGTCGCTGCCATCTCGCCTAGCTTGTCCCAATAGATCGCGCAGTATTCGTGGCCTGCTTGGTTCGATACCAGGGTCCGCTGGTTTTCTCGGTCCGGGGTGACTACGAATCCGCGCTTCACAGCCAGCCTCAGCGCGTCGCCGTCGTCGGTAAGCGGGTTCCAAGTGACATCTAAGTCGTGCCGCATCTCATTTATCCAGCAGCAGTGGTTGTCATAGGACCAGATCAGTTTGTACCCCGCCGCCCGCGCCGCCAGTTCGAGTAGTTCGCGGTTGTTCATTGCTTGGCTCCTTCTATGGCTGCGTCGATTTCAGCGTCCAGGTCTTCCAGATTCAGGACTATGTTTTTCGGGGTCATCCCTGCGAATACCCCGCCGCGGCTGATCGTTTCCAGGTCGCGTTCCCGCAGCCACCGATACCGCGCAGCATCCTTCGCCATGCGCCGAATCTGCTCGGGAATGCTGACATTGCCGCCGTCTGGAGGGTCCATGTAGTAGGTGCCGGGGAGGGTGCTTGCGCACTCCTTCAAGTCCTCCGCCAGCCACTCGTAGCGTTTCTGCGTGTCCTTGTATGCGTACTTCTCCGCCTTTAGCAGAGCGTTCAGTCGCTCCACCTCGGCAATCAGCCCGAGGATGGCTTGAGGGTTGGCGGCGGCTCGGAATTCCGAGTCTTCGCCAGCAGTGCCAGATGGATTTGCAAGGTACTGGGCTGCAAGTTCCTTCAGCTTGTTAGTGTCGGTCATGGCTTATACCCACGCTCTAGGTTCTTGTATGCGTCCGTTTTCTTACATTTGCGGCAAGTAACCCCGCTGCGTACGGATGCATTTGCGTAAACAGATATGACGCCGCAAGCGGCTTTATCTGTTCCAGGCTCTAATACGTGAACTGTTTTCTTGCTCATTCCGCCACCTCTATTCCGGCTTGCTGGAGGGCCGCTAGACATTCCCTGATTCCTCGGTTGAATTCGGCAAGCTCAGGATAAGCATCAAGTGATGAGCTACCATATGGCTTTGGCAGCCTCACATTCAGAGCCGCGCGGCTGGCTTTCCAACCTTCGTAGCGCCCCTGAATGTGCGGGTTGAGGTACAAATCGTTGCCGGCGCTATACGCAAGCACCGTCGCGAGGGATGGCTCAGGCACTTGAGTCCGAACCCACGCTTCAAACTCTTCTCTCATTGCTTGCTCCATCTGCTCAACTCCTGTCCTTTCAACTCGGTCTGCCTGTAGAGTTCCTGCATATCCCCGACGACCCGGAAGATTCCCAGGACGAATAGAACGATGACTATCACTGCCAATATGGTTTCGTTGTCGTTGTCCACGGTTGGTCCTCCGGGGGCGGATGCGTTGGTTTCGTTGTTGGGTGTCGATGCCGTGATTACGGCATCGGAGGTAAATCAGAGGGTTACTCTTGCTCGCTCAGCAGGGCGCGCAACTCTTCAAGTGCGCCAATGCGGTCCTGCGCATCCGAACTGGTAAGTGCCGGAGTTACGATCCGCCGCAACAGCCCCTCGCTGACCGTCAGGCCGTTGAGGCGCGCCAGTTCGTCGAGGCAGGCGTTCCAGCCTTCTTCGTAGTAGCTGCCTCCAGTATCGCGCTCCGGCACAACCACCACCCTTGCGCGCAGGGCTTCCAGCTCTTCCTCCAGTTGCTCGACTTCAGACTTCAGCTCGTTGGCCTTGGCCGTCATCATCTTCAGCGCGTCGTTCTCGACTTTGATCAGGAACTTCTGCTGATCGACTTCCTCCCTTAGCGCCTGGGCCTCGGCTTCGAGTGCGTCGAAGTCATCCTCACGGACGCACCGGATGTTCCGCGCCTCATCGCACCAGAACCGCTGAACCTTACTCATGACCTACCTCCTTGCCGGGCGCGGTGGCGAGCAGCTCGGCAATTTCTTCGGCTACCTCGCGAGCCTCGGCAACGTCTTCGCTCACATAATCGTCGTCCAGATCTTCTCCGAGGTTTTCGGTGCATTCCGCTAAGTGCTCGATCTGTCCCTGAGCGCGGGCTAGCAGAATGCGGACACCCTCCGGCACCTGCCCAGCCTGGGCTACAGGGGCGGCGTAGAGCTTCGTGCCCGGCTGCATGTGTTGAAGGTCGCGATGGAAATCAAGGCTGTTCCAGTCTTCACCCGGCACCTTCGCAACGGTCGCCACCGGCTCCTGCCTCTCCAGCTCCACCACCCTGGCCAGGGCGGCGTCGCGCATGGCGATGATTGCATCCCACTTGTGCTGCATCTCGCGCTTCTCACTATCCAGCGATGCGCACGCGAGGATTAGATTGGCGTTTTCCTCGCGCAGGCGCTCGACTTCGGCCAGGGCGGCGTCGCGCTGTTGCTCTGCCGTAGCGCAGGCCGTTGCTACTTCGTGCAGGCGGGAGTTGGCGGCGTCGCGTTCGGAGCGCAGCCGCTCGTAGGAGTAGCCGCCCTCGAAAGCTCGGATGATTGCGCGTAGACGCCCGACCTCGGCCATAGCTGCGTCGTAGCGGTCTCGCACTTCTTCGTAGTCGCGGGCCTCCGCAGAGGAGGGTTGCGCCAGGGCGGCGCGGGCTTGCCACGCGGCCCAGCAGCGTTGCGTCAAGGGGTCATCGTAGACGAACTGACCGAAGCAGGCGGCTTCGAGATAGCGCTCGTCGGCGAAGGTTTCGCCATCCAACTGAGGCGGGAGGTCAAAGGTGTGCATCCACGCCTCGAACTCCTCGCGCTCATCCCCGCCTGCCTGCTCTACCGCAGGATGTGCCGGACAGGGATGGCGGAGGGAGCCGTTGCCGGAAGGGCAGGTGCAGGTGGCGTCGGGGCTCGCTCCTTGTAGCCCCTCGGCCGGGCTCAATGAGGATTTTTTCTGAGAGCCGGCCCGGATGTTCTCACCCGTAACTGTGGCGCTGGTAGAGCGGATCTGGTCCATCTGAATTTTCGATGCGGTCATGGGATTTTTCTCCAGGCCTCGGTATTTTCGAGGTCAGAAACGGTGATCAGTCGGCGCCGGCGCTCGATGTTTTCGAGTTGAATGACATTGCCCAGGCTGTCGATGACGACCCAGTGAATGCCGGTGGGAATGTGCAGGTAGCGTGCTGGCGCGGGAGAGCAGAGGGCGTTTATGCGGCGGACTGCGGGGCTTTCGTCGAATGGCATGGCTCATCCTCCGGGTAGACCCGAACGCCATCGGCGCCCTGGGACTGGTTGATCGCCATCTGCTTAACCGCTCTCGCGATGCGCAGAATGTCGTCCGATGTCATAAGCTGGCTTTCTTCAGGCCAGCCGGTGACCGTCACACCGCAAGGGCGGTGATTCGCTGTTAGCTGGTGCATGGGGTTATTCCTGTTTGGTCAGGGATGGCAGACTTCGACGACGCGGTGATAGTCGCCGCGGAAGGGCATTGCCTTGTAACCCTGGTTCATTGGGTAGATTCCCCAGGACTGGCGAGAGCAGGCCGCCATCATCGCCGCGTACTTGATGACCTCGATGACGTCTTTCTTGATGTACATGACATGGCCCTCATGCACTCATCGCCGACTTGATCTGTGCCGAGTGGCTGCGGCTGACTGGAATCCAGTTCTCGGTTCCGAGCAGCAGCACTTCGCCGGCCTGGGTGTCGTCTGGCCGGCGCTTGAACCTGCTGATCAGAGACCGGCGAACCAGGGCCTTACGGTGGGTGCGGATGAACTCGGCGGAGAACTCTGATTCCAGGGCCTTGAGCGCATCGCTCAGAACCAGAAAGCCTTCCCGGTAGTACGCGATGACGTACTTGTCTTCGGCGACGAAGTGGGTGATCTGCTCAATCGGGATTTCCTTGGAATGTTTGCCGCATGTGGCTTTGAGTACGGTTCGCATATCGGCCTCACTTGATCCTGATTGAAGACTTCGCCCGCTCCAGATGAGCGCCGGGTACGTCCTTGCCGTCTTTCAAAGCCCGCGCGATTGCATTCTTGTCAGGACTGGTTTCGACCTTCACCTTGAACAGTTCGTCGGGCAGCTTCTTTTCGTCGTCGATCACGGCGATCTCTCGCCCCTCAACGCAGGTGATGGAAAAGAGGGGGCAACTGATCTTCTTGATGCCGGCTGCTTCCATGTTTTCCCGCAGGTATTCCTTCATCGAGTCCTGGCGAGCCTTGATTGCCCTCTTCCGGTCGTTCAGTCGCTCTATTTCACGGTCGAGCGCTTCGACGTCGGTATCCATGTTCAGGACGACCGTTGCCAGGGCCTTTCCTTTTTCTTCGAACTCGCCCCCGATTGCTTGCATGGTGTCCCGGACAGCCACAGCCATGCCTTCATCAGCCGTTTCTGCCAGGGCTGCAAGTTCAAGAAACTGCTCGGTTAGCTTGTAGAGTTGGGTCATGCCGCCTTCTCCTCGGTGAATCGCTTGATCTGCTCGGAGAATTCGCGAGCAATGCGCTTGACGCCACTATCGTCTTTGCGCGCAGTGAGCTTGCGCACGGCAACGTCGTGGATCTTCTTGAGTTCGTACTGGGACTGGGCGCCTTGCATCGTCTCGATAATCGATTTGATGTAGGCGAGGCGCTCTTCCTTCGCCTGCTCTTCTGCGGCCTGCTGGTCCTCGGCCTTGGCGATCTGCTCCTCTTCACGACGTGCTTCCACATAGTCGCGGTCGTCGAACAAGCCAAGGAAGATGTCCGCGCTGAACCCGAGCATCGCGAGAGATTTCTTCACGGCGTCCGTTAGTGATTTTTTCGGCGCCTCGGTGTCGGTGGTGATTCCCCACTTGGACCGGTAGGAGAACGGCGTGCAACCGTATTGCTCTACCTCTCCGCGCTTGCCGTCCAATTCGAACCACAGTTTGATGCGCACGGTGTGCCCGACTTCGTGACCAATTAGTTCGCTGACCTTCTTGCCTTCAGCATCGTTGATTTCACGGAAGATCGGGCCGCCCTGGTCAAAGCGCTCCTCGATGACCGTCCAGCCCCACCCGATCCCGACAGGGCCGAACATCTGGGTAGCCTTCATGATCATGTGCTGGCCGCTGATCGACGTGATCTGCTGACCATCGACTTTTGCGCTCTTGGTGGCAGATGGGTCGGTTGCTTGAACCTGATCCCATAGCCGCATGTTTTGGGTATGCATGAGTGATCCTCGCCGCGCATGCGCAGCCAGTGAAGGGAGGGGTTAGGCGGTGCCGCCAGCCGCTTTAATCGCAGCGCGCACTGTCTCTTCCAGTTCTTTGGGGCAAGATGCCGAGATGTAGGACGTGTTCTGCTTCTTACGCCACCGCTTGAAAACGGTCAGCAGGTTTTCGCCCTCGTCATTCGCATCGCAAAAATAGCCGTCTTCGAGAACAACCTGATCCGCATCGTTCAAAGCCTCAATATCTTCGCTGTTATCGTCTTGGCCGTTCACTTTCAAATGCACACCATCGACATAGGAGTCAGCCGGCCAGACAGACTCGTCGCTCCAGAAGGCCTTCAGTTCCAAGCCGGTAGTCTTGATGCTCATATCGTTCTCCAGGTAGAAGGTGAAAGGCGCTTACGGCGCCACTCGGCAGCGTCACCCCCGCGGGATGAATAGCGTTGCGCTAGAAGCCGCTGCTGCGGACAGGTGCGTAATGGGCTGTTCTGCCGTGACCTCGCCGGTGATCGCCCCGCCGAGGTCAATAGCCTTGAACACGATCAGAATCGCAACCACCGCGCCGAGGAGGGTGCGCCTGGTGTAGAGCAGGACGCGCTTGAGGTGGTGGTTCATTGCGTAACCATTCCCACAAATGCCCAGGCGAAAGCGCCGATACCGCCCAAGAAAAAGGCCGCGAAGATCGTTGTCTTGGCGGCCTTGGTCAGGTCGATGGTGATGGTCATGGCGTGCTCTCCATGGCGGAATCTATGGCCTGATCTGCGCGGATGCTTTCTCTTTCATCAGGTGGCAAAAAGAAGTTGATGAAGTCACATTGAGCCGACTCAATCGCCTCGACAGTTAGGATGTCGCGCGCATGACGCCAGCGCTTAGCATCGACCTCAGCAGCGCGCAGGCGGGCGATAAGATCGCGCAGTTCTCCCATGGTGATTGCTGCGTCTTCGTCACCAAGGAAGGCTGGATGCTGCGAATACCCTTCCAGTTCCGCCAAATCCTCATCATTGATCGGCACGGTCATTTCCCTTCCTCCTGGCGGCGGTAGCCGGCGTCATAGAGTGCGTAAAGCGTAGGGTACTGATATGGAACTCCTTGAATTGACATAGCCATATCACCGACTGCCTTCTCCCGCTCCTCGGCGGCGATCTGCTCGGGGGTGCGGATAGGCCGCAAGATCCCGCCGGAGCTTGTCCATATATGAGCATGGTTGACCCATACCACGGCTTTGCCGTCCTTGTGAGCCACTATCTCGCAGCGACGCCATGTGTTTTCATCTGCATAGTATTCGCACACCGTCCCAACCGGCGGCAGGCCCTGGCCGTCCCATGCCTCTTGCGGTCTAGCCTCGAATGTCGCCTCACGCTCTGCGGATACAAAACAATCGGCCCACACTTCGCTTCCTTCGAGCCAATAGGACCATTCATTCCCGACCTTTTTCATCCAGCCTTCGCCGAATACTATCCCCCTCGGCTCCCAATGAGTCGCACCCTCCGGTGCCGTGTTCCAGTCAATGCTCATACTCGTCTCTCTCTAACCAGTCGTTCAGCGTTCTCGATCAGCGTTGCTTCGAATGCGCGGAACCAGATGCGTTGTGCGAGTTCCAAATCGCCTCGGCGCACTGCAAGCAGTAGCTGCGTCATCGGGCACTCTTTGCCGTCTACCTCGGCGAGCCACTCCGGCACGAATCCAGCAAAGCCGTAGACCGTGAACTCCGGCCCGATAAAGGGCCTCTCTTTCCGGTCATGGAACGGCACGCAATCACCGTCCTCGCAGTTCAGGAGCTTCCCTACCTGCGCGGTGACATACTCGCGGTCGCCGTCATCATCAGGCGGTAGCGCGTTGTCCCAGCGCTCCTGGGCGTATTTCAATGCAGTGTTCATTTCTCACCTCAGTCGGTGTAGGCGATGTACTTGAACTGGCCTTTCTCTTCGTTGAAGTACTCGAAGCGGCCGCCAAACGTCCCGATCACGGCTTTTTCAACCTCGGCGCGCGAAGTGCCGATGGGGAAAACTCCCTTCTTGATCATTGACGCGCCCGAATGCGGTTCCCATGTCCAGTCGATTTTGGTTGGGTCAAGCACCCGAGGCTTGCTTTCGAGGAAAGCCCCATATCCACCAATGTCTAGGTGGATCGTGTGAATCTCGCGCACACAGAGCGGATCGTCCGCCGCGCGCCAACCGCAGTCAGGACAGCACATGTCCGCGCTCGTATGCGCTGCACACGGAGGGCTAATATGGCAACTGCAATTCTCGACCCTCTCCAGCTCAATCACTCCCTCGCAGCCGCCGCGGTTGCAGATGGAGCCTTCCTCGTATCCGAGTTCTTTCATGTCTCACCTCGCGTTCGCGTGCATGCGGCAGCGTTCCGAATCGCTGTCGTCATACAGGCGAAAAAATGCCCGGACTTGCCGGGCTAATGAGGGGTAGGGTGGGGATGGCCTGGATGCCAGCCAGGCAAGCGGTAGTAAAACGTCGACAGCGGCGTCATCGGTGGAGAATCGCCTAGAAAGACACCGACTCGCCGCTATTCGTACGCCCGCCTTGGCAGGCCCGCTTACTCATCCCCATTGAAGGGTGGCGTCCTTGCCGGGGAAGTCAGTTGATGCGGCTGAAATCGACCGATTCGGAGTAGTAGCCGTTCGACTCGCCAAGCCAGCGGATCACGACGAACCCTTTGGTTGTGGCCAGTCGGTAGAAGGTCCATGTGTAGCTTTCTGCGTAATCCCCAGGCGGCGCCGGGAAGTCGTCGCTACTGACGTCCTCGGCAACCACCAACGGCTGGCCAACAAGGTCGCTTGCGTCGCCCTCGATATCGTCAATCGAAACACTCTCACAGCAATCTTGCTGGTGATACATCCGAAACAGAGAGCCGTCTTCACATTCGAAATCGACAGAATCGCTGCCAGCTTCCAATCCGGTGATCTGCTTGATGGTCTTTCCGAGAAGATCAGAAATCGAAGCGTGCTTATACATATCTCGCCTCCAATGTGTATGCGCCAGGGCGCGGTTAGGACTGCTCTCTGGCGCTTTCGTTGTAGGCGTCTTCTTGCTGAATCCAGTCGTCAGTGTCGAGATACAGCGGCCAATCGTCTTCGCCGTTATCGTATTGGTTCTTTTCCCAGTCGTCCGCGAACCTTTCAAGCTCAGCAACACGCAGTTCGATGTACTCGCGCACGGTCATCTTCTGTCTCATATTTCCTCCAATGCGTTATGCGCAAGGGCGCGGTTAGGCGGTTGCCTTAGCGATTGCGGCGCGCGCTAACTTGTTCGTTCTCTCTAGCGCAGGGTCGCCAAGATTGTTCCGGGTCATGTAGTCGGACTTCTCGCGCTCCATGGCTATCAGGGCCTCCAGCAGCTCCGGCGCCGCAGCCATCAGGCGGGCGTTTGCAATCGACATAGCAACGTCTTCCGCTATGACGTTTGAACAGATACACTTTTTTCCACAGAAGACCATGTTATTTCGAGACACCCAAGGCCCCGGCGTATGCGATTTCTTGCTCATTCTGTTCTCCTGCCTTTCAGGCGTCTTGCGGTTGAATAGGGCGACGCTTCAAACGGATCGGCAAAAACATCGTCAGAAGCAAAATTCCCCACATTGCAGCGAACTCAAAAAGGGTTGGCATGGATTCCTCTCTTGCCCGGGGGCTGGACTACTGAAGGATGAGAATCTTGCGGACGGGGCGGACACGGACGGCGAGGCGCTTGTCGTAGTAGCGCGTGTAGCCGACGTCGAAGGACGTGTTGAAGGCGTAGTGGGCGGAGAACTGCGAACTCGACCAATACCAGCGATCTGCAAAACCAGACAGCTCGCCTGCTTGCTTGGCGGAGAACAGAAGAGCCAGTTCCAGAACAGAAGGAATGAATACGCCTTCTCCGATCTCAAGAGCTTGCTTGGCAATCGGGCTGCCAGCTTCAGCCATGGCGATCGTGTTCGAAGCTCCGTCTCGATAGCTAACGGCGCCGTCCACGTCCTGCCCGTACTCTCCCCACTCTCCAGTGAACTCGGAGCTTTTGCCGATATCAACGTAGGCGTATTCCTTGCCATTTAGCCATTGGCGGGCAAAGAAGATTCCATCAGCCAGGGTCTGGCCGATTTCGGGAAGGTCAATCCAGTGAATAGAATCGGTTATGGCGTTGCTCATGGTTGGTTTCCTTGTCGGGTTGTGCGTGGTGGCTATTAATTTTACATGAAAAAGCCCGCTGTTTTTGCGGGCTTATTGGTATTCTCTGAAGTCACAACTTCACGTTTTAACTATATTCCGATATACCTGCTTAAGAGAATTAACTACTGACTCATCGCTGAACTTGCTATAGCAGTACTTTCTTATTAAGAAGTTGTCGTACTTATGACGGTTATGGAAGAGTGACAGCATAGCTTGAGCAAGTTTATCAGGGTCTTTAGTCGGAACTAGAAGTCCACTTTCTTTAGAAATTATTGACTCTGGACCACCACATGATGTGGATATTACCGGCTTTCCAAGTGCCATTGCTTCAGCCACGACGACGCCAAACGTTTCATAGACGCTTGAAAGTACAAAAGCATCTGATGCTTGAATCTCGTCAATTACCTGTGACCGGCTAAGCTTTCCAAGGAAGGTTACGCTATCAGATATCTTTAGATCCTTGGATAGGCTTTCTAGTTCCTCTCTACAAGGACCATATCCTCCTATCTTCAGGCGAAGTCTATCATTGTTAGCGTATGCTTTTGAGAATGCCTTTATAAGGCTCGCTTGGTCCTTCTTTTTGTCAAGCATAGCGATGTTCAGGAAAGTGAAGGTTTTTTCTTCTTCTTTCTCTAACTTAATAGTTCTATCAAAAAAATCCTGGTTAACAATATTTGGAATGTAACTCCAAATGTTGTTATTGAAATTAAAAATTTTTGTTAGAAATTTTCTAAATTCATTGCTTACTGCTATTCTTGCAAATGCTTTTTTAGACGCAGACTTAGCAAGTTCAATTTGTGATTTATTTAATATTCCTCTTGCATATGCAGTGCTATGCTCAGTGACTACAAAAGGAATTCCTGATTTTTCTGAAATCTTGCTTGCCAAGTGACCAGCGTAAAGCAGTGAATGGGCATGGATTATTTCTGGAGTTCCATGATTCTCTATGTACTTTTTGTAAAGCTTTGTGCCATGCAACTCCCATAACCACCCGTTCAGCTTGGCTATCCTCGGGAACCAGTTCACGCCGTGCCATCTGTATGTCGGAATTCCGTTTTGTGATTCGTGAGAAAGGCCAGATCCGCCTTTCAATACTCCACGCCAGTTCCTCATGGATCGAAGTTGAGGGTAAATCACCCCAACCTTGCATCCATGCTTCGCTAACGCTTCAGCCTGTTCCTTGAAAAAACTACCGTTGATATCGCCTGGATATTCTGGATACCACGACGGGATTATAAGTATGTGCAAAGCGCTCATCCTCCATGCCTAGCTGCGTAATGGTTGAGCTTAACCCCTTGTGGCCAACCGTACGAGGGAATCCTATTCCCTATGGTAGGTGTATGCCTGTTAGCTGCTGTATGGTGGAGTGGTCTGGCCGGTGTCGATCTCCGGCGTAAGGCGCTTCTTAGGCGGCATCGAGCTTGCTTATTCGCTTGAGCCATCCTCATGAGTCAGCCACGTCCCATTGCGCATCGACCTGCGCATTCAGACCACTCTCCGATACAGCCATAAGGCTGGTGTTCGTTGACTTCTTCGATGCGCCTGTCTCCAAGCGCATCTGAGAAATCTTTTGGTTCTTTCTCACAGGCCGCGGAATCTCCCCGCCTGCACTCATGTTTATTCCAGGTCTACCTTTCGGCGCTGGTCCGGATCTAAGCTGCTCCGGTCGGGTCGAGGCACGATGCGTTGACGCTGCGTCGTTTTTACCCGTGGTCACCTTTGTCCCGGTGACTCGCTAAGGGCGGCCCTTTCCAGGGCCTGGCGCTGCGGTATTCTGCGGCGTTGAGTGAACTATAAGCATGCTTACACATACATGCAAGTCCTCTTACAGATTTTTTTAAGGGCAAAAGAAAGCCCGCTTATAGCGGGCTGCTTTCTGACGGGCGGCTTACCTTCTGGTTATGTACGAACCGATGATCACCCCGATGATCTGAACATCCTCAGATATCTCGGTCAGCGGGTACTGAGGGTTGAGCGGCTTCAGATACAGCCGGCCCGACTCCCTCACGAACATCTTGAAAGTCGCCTCGTTGTCGGGGTGTAGCTTGGCGATCACGGGATCACCACTCTGCGCCTCGACGTCGGGATCTACGAAAATCACTGTCCCTTTGGGGTAGCTCTCCGAGCCTGGGTAAGGGCTCGTCATGGAATCACCATCTACCCGCAAAGCAAAGCCCCGCGGACCGATCCTGTCCGGGCAGGGCATCCATTCCTCTGCGTCGCCGATTGCGTACAAGTCTATGGCCTCACTCCAATTTCCGGCAGAAACCCAACTGATTACAGGGATAGCCGTAAAGGTCTGAGGGTAGACGTTGATCTCGGATATTTCACTTTTATTCTGTGTGGTTTTTTCTATCACGCCCTCCGCTCCAGGGTCCAGCATTACTCCTTTCCCAGATATCAGCCAGTCGACAGAAGACCCGTAGGCCCTGGCAATGGCCATGAGATGCTCATTTCGGATGCTCTTCGTCTTGCCGCTGAACCACTGGCTGACTGCTGGGTATGAGATCCCACAGACGTCCTTCAAGGTCGTCTTGATCTGTCGCTTGGGCACACCTCTGCTCGTAAGGAGCAGCTCTATACGGTCGGTTATGTTCATGCCGGAACTCTATAAGCAGACCGTAGAAGCATGGTTTCTTTGCCTTGCACAAAATAGTGTAAGTATGCTTTCATAACGGCGTGTCTTCAGGAGAAAGCACATGACCAAGACCGAAGCGATCAACCACTTCGGCGGCAAATCCAAGCTCGCCGCCGCGCTGGGGATCTCTTACGCAGCGGTTCAACAGTGGGGCGAAGAAATCCCTCTGCTCCGCCAGTACGAGATCGAGAAACTGACCCGTGGCGCCCTGAAGGTGCCGAAAAAACCCAAGGCCGCATAAGGAAATCCACCAGATGTACTTCGACGAATCACACAAGCGAAGCGAGGTCTGCAAGCTGCGTTACAAGCCAGAGGATATGCGCAATTTGCGCATGGAAGCGCGCTTGGCAGGAATGCAACTCGCTACCTACATCCATGACCTTTCGATGCTTGCGCGTCGGCTCGGCGCAGCTGAACTGATCCGCGAGATGAATGGCCTTGGTGAACAGGATAAATCGGCCTAGAGGCCCTTTGGAGGGCCAATGCGCGAATCCATTTTCGATGCGTTGGAACCGGGGGCAAAAGATGAGGTTGTACGGCTAAGTGCCGAACTCGGCTGGGACCTCGAAAGAACAGCGCATGAGTACCTAAAAGCTGGGCAAAGACTCTCCACCTGGTTGCAGATGGAAAGGATGAAGAACCCGGCTCCTGTGCTCTCCCTGGTGGAGCACAAAAAGGGCCTCGATAGGGGCTAAGAAGCCTGAAGGCAGAAACGAAAAAGCCGAGATTGCGGCCCGGCTGATTCAACTACAGAACGGAAACGATGATGACAAATATTGTTCAGCTTGACAAGTCCAGGGGGTTCACCCGGATGGACAATGAATTGTACGAGGCCCTCATTGGGGCTGATCTTTCCGGGCGTGAGCTTCGAGTAGCTTTGGCTGTGCATCGCCTAACTGCTGGGTTCAATCAAGACGAGTCTCGTATCACTGCTTCGGTGATCGCTGACATGTCCGGAATCCGTCGTGAGCATGTTTCTCGGATGCTCTGTGAGCTTCTGCGTCAGCGTGTGATTTATCGGGTTGGAGGATCTAAAGGTCCAATCGGTTTCTCTCCCGTGTCTGAGTGGAAGATCGATGAAAAGGTGTGTGCCGAAAACGGCACAAAGGATTTGGCACAGAGTGCCGAAAACGGCACAAAAGTAGTGCCAATTTCGGCACACTATAAAGACAGTAAAGACAATACAACTCCTAACGGAGTTGTTACGCCCACGAAGCCTGTCGAAGAAAAACCTGCGAAGGCTAAAGCGTTTGGTCTGGCCGATCTCCTGTCCGACAACCCGCATAGCATCCCTGAGCAACTCCTGGCGGACTGGATAACGACCCGCAAGGCAAAGCGTGCCGCGCTAACCCCTACGGCCTGGAAGCGTCTGAACAACTCTCTGGCAAAGTGCAAGGCCTCTGGCTTCACCGCTGAATACGCGGTCGAAACCATGGTGTCAAAGGGGTGGCAGACCGTAGAAGTCGACTGGCTGAAGAACTCAACTCGGAGTTTTTCAGGGCCTCAATCGGTCCCCGCATACGACGCCAATGACACCTCCTGGGCCGTAGGCCTGGAACAGGATCTGTTCTGATGAAACGCGCCGGCAGCTTGATCCCGCAAGCAATGTCGACCGCGCCGAGTCAGGTGCAGGCTCCGCGTGAGCTTGACGATGCAACCGTAAGCGTCGTGAACCAGTTGTTCTCCGAACTTCAATCGATCTTCCCGGCGTGGCGGCAGGCTTGGCCAACCACGGAAGCGATTGCCAAGGCAAAGCGTACTTGGATCAAGGCGTTCATGGATGCAGGTCTGAACAGTCTGGAGCAGATCCGCTACGGCATTCAGCAATGCCGGGCATCTGGCGGCGACTTCGCGCCCAGCGTCGGCAAGTTCATTAAGTGGTGCAACCCGAGTCCTGAGCATCTTGGGCTGCCCAGCTTCGAGAAGGCCTATCTCGAGGCTGCCCGGAAGGCACACCCAGCTTTCACTGGAGGCTGGAGTCATCAAGCGGTGTATCACGCGGCAACGATGACCGGCTTCTACGAACTGACGAACCTCTCCGAGGAGCGCAGCAGGAAGCTGTTCGAGCGCAACTACGAAGCGACTGTTCGGATGATTGTCTCCGGTAAGCCATTGCGCCAGATCCCGAAAGCTCTACCCGAATCCGTATCGATCAGAACGCCAGAGATCGGCAAAGCCGCGCTCAACGAACTGCGCGCAACTCTGGCAAGGAGTCACCAATGACCCAGGCAAACAACGGAAAGATCACTACCGAAGGCCTGCAACTCCCGAGCGCTTGTGACATCTGCGGAAAGTCCAGGGCTCATGGAAGCCACGTGAAGTGCAGCAGGATCCGGCAGGCGCAGTACCAGGCGAAGAGGGCTGCGAAATGAAGCGCTCTTGGACCGTAATCGTAGGCGCCAAGCGCTTCACGATGATCATGATGGAAGACTGCGACCCGATGGATGTCGTGAAGAGCATTTGGCCGGAAGGGAGGGTCGAGTGATGGCTGTTTACGTCGACAACATGAACGCAACCTATGGCCGCATGAAGATGTGCCACATGTTCGCGGATAGCGATGCCGAACTGCTGGCCATGGCCGACAAGATTGGCGTACAGCGCCGCTGGCACCAGTTCCCTGGGACCATCAAAAGCCACTTCGACATCTGCCTAAGCAAGAAGGCGAAAGCGATTGAATGCGGGGCAACCGAGATCGACTACCCCAACGACGTTTCCGAGCTGATTCGCAAGCGCAAAGAAGCTGCGCGCATGGAGGTGTCCCTTGGCTGACATCGCCGATATCGCCAACGACTACGCCGAGCGTGAACTCGCTGAACGCCTGTACTCCCGAGTCAAGTACGTCGGCGAGAGCCTGCACGAATGTGAAGACTGCGGCGAGGAGATCCCGGTAGCGCGGCGTTCGATCATCCCAGGTATTCGTAAATGCCGGGACTGTGCGGAACTGGCTGAGCGGAGAAGTGTGTGATGGCCGTTTTCGAACTCCTGCGCATGGAAGGCCTGCGCATCTACGGTCGGCAAGTTGAAGCCAGTACCTGGCGCGAAGCCGAGCAGCAATGCCGCGACGGCGAGATCGTAAACGGCGAACTGATCGGTGTGTACGACTGCGATCCGGTGACCGAGGCGGTCTGCACTGCGCGCAATGACGTGATGATTGAGCGGATGGAGGCAGTTTATGGATGAACTAATCGAGCGTCCGTTGACCTTCATCCGGGATAAGGCGGGCGAATTCGCGGAAGCAAAGTCGAATCGTGTGTACCTGGAGCAGTTCCGTAAGAGCAAGAAGGCTCTTCTGATGCTTGAGGCTGAGCGTAATGGCGTCAAGACGATTGCTGCTCAGGAGTCGTACGCCTACGCACATGATGAATATCTGGAGCTTCTGAAGGGGCTGCAGGTCGCCGTGGAGCGCGAGGAATACCTGGCTATGCAGATTCGCGCCGCGCAGATCCGCATTGAGCTGTTCCGCACTGAGCAGGCAAACCAGCGCGCGGAGCGCAAGGGGTATGGGGCATGAACAAGGCCGATAAGCAATACCTCTCCAGCGCTTCGGCATTGGGCTGCATCGCTTGCTACATCCAAGGCACGCCTGGAACGCCTGCGGAGATTCACCACCCGCGTGACGGGGCGGGGATCGGCCAACGCTCAGCGCATCGCCGGGGCATACCGCTATGTCCTGCCCATCATCGTGGAACGATGCATCCGGCAGTTCCGAGCATTCACCAAGACAAACAGAGATTCATTGAGCGCTTTGGTACTGAGGCCGCGCTGGTTGCGCTGGTGCATCAGCTAATTGGCGTGGAGGACGCGGCATGAAGATCACAAACGTCGAGTGGAACGAAGGGGCGCCTGATGAGATTCAGCGCGGGATGCTTATCGAATATTGCCATACAGCATGGCTTGTCGGAGACGGCCAGTTTCCGAGTATCACCAGAGAGAAAATCGCGCGCTGGGCATGGCTGATAAAGCCCCACGAACTCGCCTGGCTCGAAGACATGGCAAGCAAGCACAAAGCGAGGGCGCGGGGATGAGCGAAGTCGTGCAATTCAAACGCAAGGCGGACGCAGTGATTGAAGCCGCCGAGGAATTCGAGGGTAACGTCCTTGCCTGCGTTGTAGATGCGCAGGAGAAGGGCGTTCCTGCCTGGATGATGCTCGGCAATATGATGGAGGTCATCGCCGACCTACAGCATGGCGGCGTGGTCTTGGAGCCGGAGGACGGGGCATGATCATAGGAATTGACCCTGGCTGTACAGGCGCCGTTGTTGTTCTGCGGGACGATTTCTCGTATGTGGCATCACTCGCCATGCCTACCACTAAGGTAGGCACGAAGAGCCGCGTGAACGGCGCCGCTATCGCCGCCTTCTTGCTTGATGAGGTCAGTAGCAAGCCGGCCCATGCATATCTGGAGAAAGTTGGTGCGATGCCGGGGCAGGGCGTCTCATCGATGTTCACCTTCGGCCATGCGGCCGGCGTAGTAGAAGGCATCCTCCAAGGCCTAAGCATTCCTTATTCGTTGGTCACTCCTCAGGAATGGAAGAAGCGCGCTGGGCTGATCGGCATGGATAAGGATGCTGCGCGGAGTCGAGCCATCCAGCTCTATCCAAACCTGCGGGATCTAGATACCAAATGCCGCGGGCAAGCCATTGCCGATGCATTACTGATCGCACGGTTCGGAGAGAAGCCATGACCGCTGAACTCCAGGGCGTCCTGATCTTTACCTCAGCTTTCGCCCAGGTCTTCCTCCTCGGGCTGAACAGCAAGCTCCTTCGTGACGACAAGATCGCCGCCGGCTTCGTAGTGTCCTGGATGATCACGCTAGCCCAGTTCGGCTACATCTGGGCCGTCGCGCACTCGCGCATCGATACCGTCCCTTTCCTGGTGATCTCTGGCTTCGGAGGTTCCATCGGTATCACCTGCGCGCAGTACTTCTACCGCTGGTACGACAAGACTTTTCATCGCAAAGGGGAGAGCGCATGAGCGACGTCAAGCCGACCAATCCCAAAGACCTAATCGGTAGCGGGAAGCTGCCGCTTCACCTTTGGCCGACTACCGCTACCGCGATGGGCTGCATTGGCCTGCTAGAAGGGATGCTGAAGTACGGGCGCAGCAACTGGCGTGAGGCTGGTGTGCGCGCATCCATCTACGTGGACGCCTGCAAGCGCCATCTGGATGCATGGTTCGAGGGTGAAGAGTGCGCTCCAGACAGCGGATCACCCCATCTCGCCAACGCTCTGGCATGCCTGGCGATCCTGGTTGACGCCAAAGCGGCCGGTAAGCTCGTAGATGACCGCCAGTACAACGGTTCCGGTTACCGGGAACTGGTTGAAAGCCTGACCCCGCAGGTGGCGCACCTCAAGGGCCTGTTCTCCGACAAGGCGCCGAAGCACTACACCATCGCTGACAACGCACAGGAGCAAGCCTAATGTCCCAACGCAAAGCGACCGATGAGCAGCTGATCGAAGCGCTGCAGCACAAGACAGTACCCGAGGTTGCTGCGCTGTTCGGCATGCATCCGCGCCGAGTTTACGAGCACAAGTCTCGCTTAAAGCGTGAGATTCAGGCCCCCATTGTGCAGTTGCCGCCTGCTGCTGATCTCACCTATAGCGAGCTTGTACAAGACCGCATCCGCCGCTATAAGCGCAAAATGCAGCATGAGGAAGGCCGAAAGCTGATCAACGTAAGAGTCCCTATTGAGGGCCCTTATGCTCTGGTCTTTATGGGTGATCCACACGTCGACGACGACGGCACTGACTGGATGACCCTACAGCGTGATATCCAGATCATCAACGACACCGAAGGCATGTACGCATGCAACGTGGGCGATACCACTAACAACTGGGTGGGGCGCCTAGCTCGGCTCTACGGTGAGCAATCCACCTCCGCCAAAGAAGCCTGGATTCTCGCAGAGGGCTTTATCAAGGAGCTGAAGCATAAGTGGCTGTTCCTGATCGGCGGGAACCACGATGCATGGAGCGGCGCAGGTGACCCGCTCGAATGGATCACTGGCAGCGTGAACGCGCTGTATCAGTCCAGCGAATGTCGCCTGTCCGTGAACAGCGGGAAGCATTCAATCGTGATCAACGCCCGCCACGACTTCGCCGGCCACTCCATGTGGAACCCAGCGCACGGCGTCATGAAGGCTGTGCAAATGGGCACCTGGGATCACATCAGTGTATGTGGCCACAAACACGTAACCGGCTACATGCCGCTCAAGTCTCCGAGCGGGCGCATCTGTCACGCAATGCAGGTCAGCAGCTACAAGATCTTCGACCGCTACGCCCGCGAGAAGGGGTTCCGCGATCAGAACATAAGCCCGGCAATGGTGGCCGTTGTTAACCCTGCATACTCCGACAATGACCCGCGCATGATCACCATTCTGCATGACGTTGCCGAAGCGGCCGAGTTCCTGCGCTGGAAGCGGGAGAAGGAGGCGGCATGAAGCTGCTTTCACGTTCTGAGGCCAAAGCCGCAGGCCTTGTGCGGTACTTCACCGGGCAAGCCTGCAAGCACGGCCATATCTCCGAGCGCTTGACCGTCAATGGCTCCTGCATCGAATGCACCTCCGACCGCATGAAGGCGAAGTACTGGGAGAACCGAGAGCAAAATCTGCGTCAGCAGAAGATTCGCCGGGATTCTGACCCTGATCTGAGCCAGAAAAAGAAAGCCCGCGCTAGGGTGCGTGACCCAGGTCTGGCCCTCCGAGATGCTGAGAGAAAACGCATTGCAGCGCTGAAAGCATCTGCTATAGCTGCGGGCTTCTCAACATTTGATCTTGGCACCCCGTGCAAAGCAGGGCATATGGCGCCACGATTCGTCCATGACGGAAAGTGCGTGGAGTGCAATCGCATCTCCTGCGCAGAACGCTATAAAAAGAGAGTTGGTCCAGAGCGCCTTGCTGAGTTGGACATGCTCCGTGCTGAGCAGGCAGCGCGAAAGGAGAAGAGGCTGGCGTCGGCCGAACTGTTCCAGGAAGCAGGGAAGGCTAGGAGAAAGGCCAGAGCATCAGGCGCTGTCACGTACTTCAGCAGGAAACCATGTCCACGTGGCCATGTTGGGGCTCGCTATCTCTCTACGGGTATGTGCACTAAATGTACGGCCATTCAATCGGCCTCTCCGCAGAAGAAGGCATACGACAAGCGATATCAGGTGCTGAACAAAGATCGTATTGAAAAGCGCACTCGCGTTTACCGAGAGGCAAATCGAGAGAAGCTGATCGCCAGAGCGAAAAAATGGGCAGCCAATAACCCTGAGAAACGCAAGATCATCTCAAAGAACAACAAGGCCAAGCGCCGCGCGATTGAAGGAAAAGGCCTCACCTTCTCGGAGTTATCCGCTTGGGAAAAGGGCACGCCGAAGGTCTGTCACTGGTGCGGCAAATCATGTAAGAGCCGTTACCACATAGACCATTACCAGCCGCTTTCAAAAGGTGGGCTGCATGAGATCAGTAATCTGGTAATCGCATGCCCAACCTGCAATTTGCGCAAAAGCGCTAAAGACCCTTACTAATTTGCAGCCAGCATGGGGAGACTTTTCTGATGATCTATCGCGACGCAGCACACGCAATCGCTCGAATCATGAGCATCGAGACAATTGACGGAACTAACAAAGCGTTCTGGCAAAGTCAGTACGAATCCGGCTATCAAGAAGAACCAGTGGCAGCGAATCCTTGCCCGCTCAGAACAGAGGAAAGGCTAACTCAGGATGCGATGACAAGGGCGATGATCCATCGCGAGTTGCCTCCGACGCTATGGTATGCGCTGGTTGCAAAGTACAGCATCAATGACTCAGAGGTGGTCGATGCTATCCGCTGGCTTGTGCCAAAGGCGGTTACTCCGGCTCATCATCTGTTTCGTATGAAGTGCGTTACCGCGTGGGCGATCCCTCAGAAGCGAGGAGTAAAGGAGGGCGCCAAGACGTCCCGCCGGGGACTTCCTGACTCGTTTTATCAGGTGCATACCTGGGATACCGATGGAACTCCTGAGGGAACCCTACGTCGCTGGAAACACCTTACAAACAAGTGGCTTGAGGAACAGATTGACTTGGCATTCCGCGAAGTAACCACTTTGTTGGATAAAGATTCGCTTATTTCTCGAATAGCCGCATAAACTATTTGACAGTAAGCGAACAAGCGAACAGAATATATTCATCTTGCGGTAATGCCGCATCAGAGTGCGAACGTCGACTTTGTAGCGCTAGTGTGGGTTAGGTGAGGTGAATGCCTCAAATTCTCTAGCTGCAATGTTGATAGGCCCTAATCGGGCCACCTATCCTTCGGGTTGCGACTACGCGGCCGGGATCGCCTTGGACACGCAGGCGTTAAAGTGAAGTGGGAGCCGGTGGAAGCCCGGCAACTCGAACATTGAGAGCCCAGCCTTGCGCTGGGCTTTTTCGTTTCTGCGCATCCCCAGCGCATGCCCGCAGCCCCGCGGGCGTTTTATTCACCTGTAGCCCCTCACCGGGTAGTCCGAGACTATGAAGATGCCTGAAAAGGACCCGAACTTCTGGTCAGCGGCATTGGCGTGGCTGACCACTGTGTCGCCGCAGCTTTACGCCCTGGCGTTGTCGGTAGTGGTCGCGGTCACACGTGTTATTTATGGCGGTGGAACTCGTCGACAAGCGCTGATGGAAGGCGCGCTCTGTGGCCTCGTTACGCTGACCATCGTTCCTCTCCTGACCTATTTCAATCTGCCGGAAAACATGGCTGCCTTCGCTGGCGGCTTCGTTGGCTTCCTCGGCGTGGAGAAGATCCGCGCAGTAGCTGAGCGTTACGTCAACTCGAAGGTAGACAAGCAGTGAACATCTCTCCCTCCGCACTCGACACCCTCACCAAAACGATTTGGGGCGAGGCCCGCGGCGAGGGAAGGGAAGGCATGATCGCCGTAGCTTGGGTGATCCTCAATCGTGCCGCAATTGGCGGATGGTGGGGCAACAGCATCGAGACTGTATGCCTGAAACCGTGGCAGTTCTCGTGCTGGAATGCCAACGATCCGAATGCCCCATACATGCGAGGCCGCAAGGCTATCCCAGGTCATCAATACACCGCAGCACGCGAAGCCGCTCTTGCTGCTGTAGAAGGGCATGAGAAAGACCCCACGCTTGGCGCTACTCACTACTACGCGCCCAAGGCCGTGAAAGAGCCAGCGTGGGCCAAGTCTGCGACCAAGACAACGCAGATCGGCGGCCACATCTTTTTCAAGAACGTGAAATGAAACTGGCCTCAGTCAGAGGCCAGGCATTCAAGAGAGAATTGAACTGTATAGGGTGCGGCTCGATAGAGCTGGTGTGACTCGTCGCGCAGGTAATTGCGGAAGCCAGGCCACGACAGGCCGAGTAGTTCCGCTGCTTGGCGCTGACTGATTCCGGCTTTGTCGACCAGCCCGCGCAGGTAGCGCGGGTCTGGATTGTGGTTGGAGGCGTCAGGCTTCAGCATTCCTCATCCTCATAATGCTGTTGGAACCTGTCCTGAAAAATAGTCATTAAACGACCATGGACATGGCTTCCCCAGGCGGCGCCTACGTTCTGCGAGGCAGCGGCCAGCATCACATTGGCGATGCGATACCACCATCCCCAATCGGCAAACGGGTTGCTCGCTACTATTCCATCTGCGTTGAGCAGCGCGTCTTCCCATGCCTTGAACTCGCGATACTCTTCATGATTAGACTGGTCCACCAGTCGTTGCAGAACGGTAGCCTTGAGCCCCTCATGGAGCCTAGCGGCGAAACCAGAAGCGGCCAGAACCTGGCCTTCAGTTAGGTTGTCGAGGTCAGCATCTTCCCAGGACTGGATGAATCGAGCCGCTTCAATAACCGAGCGGGCGACGATGCGATCTGAAATGGTGCTCATGGCTTCGATCCTTGTTTGCGCCTCGCCGTTGTGGCTGGCATGTGGTTAGATTAATGGGTAACAACGTACACCACAACAACCGTCCGTCGGAGTAGGTATGGAATGGCTCGGCGCGATCCTAATGCTCGCTGTGATCGCACGGAACGCCTACCTCGTTATTGATGAGTGGTCCACTGGCGGAATCATCTGGCGCGTCTTGATGGTCCTGGGCTGGTCGGTTCTGTTCTGGATCCACGTGTCCGGGCTCGTCCTGGGGAAGATTTCTTGCTGAGGGCTGATCATGCTTGGATTTACCACTAAGGCCGAGGCGCAAAAGATTGGCGCATCCCACCATGGCAGCTATTACGGCATCCCCATGTGGATGGGAGATGTGGACAGCGATTGCCCCCTGGTTTTCACCAAGTGGGCACCCTTTGAATTTGTCGTTGACCTCTTCTCCTACATTGAGGGCATCGTGAATTCCATGCTCGGCCAAGAGCCAACGTTTATGTTCAAGGTTGGTCGTCGCATCGACGGGAAAGATGACTAAGTGGCTGCTCGTTGCAGTGGGTGCGCTATGCACTGCACTGCTCATCATTTGGCTGCGCCTTGACGTTGTATCGATGCAGCGTGATCAGGCTCAGAAGGCCGCAAGCGACGCTATAGCAAAGCTGATCCTCAACGACCGCACAGTTACTCAGTACGTCGACCGCATCCAGTACATGGAGCAGGCCGCAAAGACAATCGTCAAAGAGATTCCGGTCTATGTCACTCCCGAAGCTGACGCTAGTTGCGATGTGTCTGGCTTTGTACGCCTGCACAACGACGCCATCGACCGACTCTCCTCCGGCTCTGCTGATGAAGCAGCCAAGGGAGCTACAGAAGGCTCCAAGTGACGCTCGCCTATCAGGCATAGCCGAGACAGTCATCTCAAACTACGCAGCATGCTCAGCCAACACAGAGCAGCTAAAGGCTCTACAGGAATACATCCGTAAAGGACACGAACAATGAGCAAGTACGAAGTAAAGACTTCCGATGGCATCGTCCACCAAGCGGAAGCTGCCACCCACTTCATCGATGCTAACGGCCTGCATCTGCACTCTGATGCCGGTCGAGTGGTTGGCGTGTTTCGTGAATTCCTGTGGATGCGCATCACTCCTGCTGTTGTGAATGCTCCGGTTGATCCGGTACAGCCCGCTCCCGAAACCACCACCAGCCCGGAAGCTACCGGGGAGTAAGTCATGAGCATCGGTCGTCCTACTAAGTACAAGCCCGAGTACGTCAAGACGGCTCGGGCATTGGCAAAGCTGGGCGCGACTAATGCCGAGATGGCTGAAGCGTTCGGGGTCTCCCTCTCTACGTTCAATCTGTGGAAGGTGCAGCACGAAGCCTTTTCGGATGCCATAAAAATCGGCAAGGACGTTGCTGACGCTCGAGTGGTTGATGCGTTGTACCACCGAGCAATGGGGTTCAGCCATGTCGACACGGATATCCGCGTTGTGGATGGCGCAATCGTTGAGACGCCCATCGTCAAGCACTATGCCCCCGACACTACCGCTGCAATCTTCTGGCTGAAGAACCGGCGCCCTGATGAGTGGCGCGACAAGCAAGAGCTTGAGCACAGCGGCAACATTGCGCTGACCGATCGAATCTTGGCGGCCCGTAAGCGTGCAAACACAGAGGATTGACCCGGAGGCCTTGCTCGCCGAGGACATGGGGAGGTTCTTCTATGACCCGCTTGGGTGGGTGCTATACGCATTCGAATGGGGGAAGGGTGAGCTAGAAGGTTTCGATGGCCCTGATGAGTGGCAGCGAGAGTTCCTCATCGACTGGGGCGCTGCGATTCGATCGAACAACTTCGATGGGATGAAGCCTGTCGAGGCATATAGATCGGCAACTAGTTCTGGGCATGGTATTGGGAAGTCCGCGCTGTCGTCTTGGATCATCCTCTACATCATGAGCACCAGGCCGCAGTCCAAGGGCGTGGTCACAGCAAACACTGGCGAGCAGTTGCGCACCAAGACCTGGGGCGAGCTAGGCAAGTGGAAGAAGCGCTGTATAACTGGCCACTGGTTTGAGTACAACAACGGCAAAGGGAACATGAACATCTATCACCCGGCTCACAGCGAAAGCTGGAGGGTAGATGGACAGACCTGCCGGGAAGAGAATAGCGAGTCATTTGCTGGTCTGCATGCTGCAACCTCATCGCCCTGGTATCTGTTCGACGAAGCATCTGCTGTTCCGGACAAGATATGGGAGGTTGCAGAAGGCGGCCTAACTGACGGTGAGCCATTCTGGTTCGTGTTCGGGAACCCCACTAGGAACACAGGTCGATTCCGCGAGTGTTGGCGTAAGTTCCGCCATCGTTGGAAGACCAGGCAGATCGATAGTCGGTCGGCCAAGATGACCAACAAAGATCTAATCAAGCAATGGGCCGCGGACTACGGCGAAGACTCCGACTTCTTCAAGGTGCGTGTTCGCGGTCTGTTCCCCTCGTCCTCTGATCTACAATTCATCGGCACTGGCCTGGTAGATGCCGCAATGGCACGCGTCGTGACTGAGGCGATGGTAAGCCACGCGCCAGTTGTTATCGGCGTTGACCCGTCGTGGTCAGGCGATGATGAATTCGCGATCTATATGCGGCAGGGGCTGCATAGCAAGCTGATCGCCACTTACCAGAAGTCAGATGACGACGTTCTGATGGCTCAGCGTATTGCCCAACTGGAGGACCAGTACAAGGCCGACGCGGTATTCGTCGACTTTGGCTATGGCACAGGCATTGTCAGCGCGGCTCGAGCAATGGGGCGCAACTGGACGCTTGTGCAGTTCGGGGGGGCCTCAAGCGATCCGGCAATGCTGAACAAGCGTGGCGAGATCTGGAACGCGATGAAGGAATGGCTCAAGGCTGGCGGCGAACTGAACGACCAGCAGACCGCAGACGAGATCTCTGCGCCTGAGTATCGCGTCAAGCTCGACGGCAAGATCGTCCTGGAGGACAAGGCCGAGTTGAAGAAGCGTGCAGGTATCAGCCCCAACCGGGCGGATGCGCTGGCTCTGACGTTCTCCTTCCCTGTGGTCAAGAAATCGTTCTATGCCGGTAACGGCGGGCACCAATCCACGTACGACCCATTTAGCTGAGGACACACGCCATGGGCGGAGCAGTCAAGAAGGTGGCCAGCGTTGCAACGCTTGGCTTGAGTGATGCTGTGCTTGGCGCCACTGAAGCGCCGAAGACTCAGACAACTGAGATGAAGGACATCGAGAGCAACGACGCTCAGAACGTCGATAGCTTCAACGAGGACCGCCGCCGCCGTGCGCGGATGGCTGGTATCTCGAGCACGATTCTGGGTGGCGCGCTGGGCACTCCCGCGACCACTGCAACCAAAACCCTGCTTGGGAGCTGACATGTCTGAAGCTCTGCGCCGAAACGCGGAAAAGCGCCTGGCGATGCTCAAGAACGAGCGGACGTCCTGGGAGCAGAACTGGCGCGAGCTTTCTGACTTCATCCAGCCCATGCGGTCCCGCCTGCTGTGCGATCAGCAGGTAAACAAGGGCGACAGGCGCAATAACAAGATCATCAACAACGAGGCCACCGAGGATGCCGGCGCGCTTGCTGCTGGCATGATGAGCGGTCTTACTTCGCGGTCCAGGCCGTGGTTCAACCTCGTCGTCCAGTCAAAGGAGGCAATGGAGTTCGGCCCGGTCAAGTCGTGGCTCTTTGAGGCGACCGAGCGGGTTCGTGATGTGCTGTTGCGCTCGAACTTCTACAACTGCCAGCACGTGTCCTATCTGGAGATGGGCGTGTTCGGCACTGGCGCAATCTGGATCGACGAAGACCCGAAGAACGGCATTCGTTGCGAGGTGTTCACCGCTGGTGAGTACTACGTGGCCAACGGCGCAGACGGTAGGTGCAACGCGTTCTATCGCGAGTTCAAGCTGACTGCGGCGCAGATGGCCGAGCGGTTCGGCAAAGAGAATCTCAGCCCCCAGGCGCAGAATGCGCTCGAAGAGGCACGCCAGGACCAGTGGTTTGACTGCGTGCAGATGGTTGAGCCAAACGCCGACTATCTGCCAGGTTCCAAAGTGAGCCGTCTGCTGCCGTATGTCTCGCTGGTATGGGAGAAGAGCGCCGAGCCACGCAAGGTTCTTGAGCATCGCGGCTTCCACGAATTCCCTGTAGCCGTAGTGCGCTGGGACACTCTGCCAGGCGACTGCTATGGCACTGGCCCGGGCCGTCGCTGCCTGGGCGATATCAAGGCGCTTCAACTCTATGAGCGCAGTTCTGCGCGGATGGCCGAAACCGGCTCCAATCCTGCCGTCCAAGCGCCGATGTCGCTGCAAGGCAAGCCGAGTTCAACTAACCCGGGGAGCATCACATACGTCGACCAGGTTGGCGCGCAGAACTCGATCATGCCGATCTACGAGCCCAACCCTCAGTGGCTCGCGGTGATCGAAGGCAAGATTGCTCGTCACGAGGCTCGTATCCGTCGCTCGTTCTACACCGATCTGTTCCTGATGATCAGTGAGATGGACGATGTGCGCACGGCTACTGAGATCAACGCACGCCGCGAAGAGAAGATGGCGATGCTCGGGCCTGTTGTTGAGCGCGTCGACTATGAAGGCCTGGACCCGATCATCGAGCGCGTGTTCGGGATCATGCTGCGCCAGTCCATGCCGATTTGGGCGGGCATCATCGATGGCGAACCTTTACTTCCTGAGCCGCCGGAAGAGTTGGGCCAGAACGTGGTCGAGGCCGACTACATCTCGATCCTGGCGCAGGCTCAGAAGGCCGGCGCGGTCAATGGCCTGGAGCGTATCGCTGCCACCATCGGCAATCTGTCTGGTGCATTCCCCGAAGTGCGCGACAAGTTCGATGCGGACCAGTGGGTCGACGAGTACGCAGAAGCGGCTGGTGTTGTGCCGACTGTCATCCGCGGCGACGAAGAGGTTGCCGCAATCCGCGAACAGCGCGCCCGTCAGCAGCAGGCGGCAGAGGCACAGCAGGCGCTCGCAAGCGGCATCGAAGGCGCCAAGCTGCTATCCGAAACCCAGGTCACGCCAGACAACGCGTTAGGCCAGCTACTCGGAGCATAAATGTTCGAAGACGACGAGATCACGCAGCAGCGTGAGGATGCCGCGCGCCTGAGGCAAAGGCAGCGGGAAGACGACGTGAAGTCTCAGATGGCGACCCTAAGCGGTCGCCGTTTTGTTTGGGCTCTTCTGAGCCGCACCCGATACGAAGGCCGCTCAACCCTCTTCGACACCCACGGAGGCCGCCAGAGCTACCTGCTCGGTGCCTACGAGGTAGGCAGAAACCTTTCCGAAGAAATCCGAACCCTCTGTCCTGAGCAGTACCTGCTCATGGTCAGGGAGAACAGCAAACAACCCGACGAGGTTACCCAATGACCGAAGCAGTCGATACCGCCACCACTACCGTAAGCGGGACCGAGAGTGCGACGTCAGAGGCCCAGGCTAGCCAGCAACAAGCTGCCGAGCAGGGCCAACAGCAGCAAGCCCAAGCGCAACAGCAGGAACAGAAGCCCGCAGTACCCGACGCGTACAAGTTCGAGTCCCTCCCGGAGGGGTACGACTTCAGCGCCGAGGCTCAGGCCGAATGGTCCGGCGTGTTCAAGGAACTGGGTCTGACCCAGGAACAGGCCAGCAGGTTGGTCGAGATGGACGCAAAGCGGCAGGCATCGGGTGCTCAGGCATCTGAGCAGGCCGCAATCGAGTACCGCAACCAGCAGGTCTCCAAGTGGGAGTCCGAACTGAAGCAAGACGCGGCATTCGGTGGCGCAAATTTCGAGGCCAACGTTGGCATCGCACAGAAAGCCCTGGCCGATTACGGCACCCCTGAGCTTACCGCGATGCTGAAGGAATCCGGGCTGGGATCTCACCCGGAAGTCGTCCGCTTCTTCCACCGAGTCGGCCAGCAATTGGCCGAGGGCAAGTTGCATCGCACCACCACCGAAGTCCCAACCGAACGCTCGCTTGCCGAGCGGATGTACCCCAACTATCCCGCTTAAGGAGTCCCCATCATGGCGACTATTGGCAATACCGTCCCGACGCTGCTTGACGTAGCAAAACGACTGAATCCGGATGGCGGCGGCATCATGCCGATTGCTGAGCTGCTGTCCCAAGAAAACGAGATGCTGCTGGAAATGCCCTGGTACGAGGGCAACCTGCCTACTGGCTCGCGCATCACCACCCGCACCGGCCTGCCGGATGTGATCTACCGCAAGCTGAACAGCGGTGTTCCGCCGAGCAAATCGACCACCGCGCAAGTGGATGAGGCATGCGGCATCCTCGAAGCTCGCGGCCAGGTTGACGTGGACCTGGCGATGCTGAATGGCAATACCGCAGGTTTCCGCCTGTCTGAGTCGCGCGCATTCATGGAAGCAATGAACCAGGCAATGCAGCGTGGCGTGATGTACGGCAACACCGACGTCACCCCCGAGTCGTTCACCGGTATCGCGCCGCGCTTCAACACCGTCAGCACCGCAACTGCTGCAACCGCTGCAAACGTCATCGACGCCGGCGGCACCGGCTCTACCAACACCTCGATCTGGCTGATTGGCTGGGGCGAGAACACCGTCCACGGCATCTATCCGAAGGGTTCGCAAGCCGGTCTGGTCCACAAGGATCTTGGTGAAGGCGACGCTTTCGATGCCAGCGGTAACCGCTTCCGCGCCCTGATGGACCAATACCAGTGGAAGGCCGGCATTGCGGTCAAGGATTGGCGTTACATCGTTCGCATCGCGAACATCGATGTCACCACCCTGACCAAGAACGCCGCCTCCGGTGCTGACATCATCGACCTGATGACCCAGGCACTGGAACTCATCCAAGGGCTGACCGGCGTTACTCCTGTGTTCTACGTGTCCCGGCGCATCCGTTCCTTCCTGCGTCGCCAGACCGTCAACAAGGTTGCTGCAAGCACCCTGACCTACGAGAACGTGGCCGGCAAGCCTGCGCTCATGTTCGGCGAAGTCCCGGTTCGCCGCGTCGACGCCATCCTCAACACCGAAGCCCGCGTGGTTTAAGGAGACGATCATGTACGTCGATAAGCAAGCCGAATTCTCGGACAGCCAGGCGGTAACGGCTACCGCCATCTCCACCAACGTCTACGACCTGTACCCGCGTGGTAATGCGGTCAACACCAACGTCACTCGCGACATCGGTGTGGGCGAGGACGTCTATCTGGTCGTCCAGTGCGACACCACTGCAACCGCAGCCGGCGCCGCAACTGTGACTGTCAGCCTGGAATCGTCCTCGACCGCAGACCTGGCAACCACTCCGACCGTGCACTTCGTATCGGCAACCCTGGCTCTTGCCAACCTTGTTGGGGGCACCACTCTGCTCGCAATCAAGCTGCCGGCTGGCCAGTACAACCGGTACGTTGGTGTGCGCTACACCGTCGCAACCGGTCCTCTGACCGCGGGTGCTTTTACTGCCTTCCTGGCCAAAGACATCCAGGCGTTCCGCGCCTACGTCAAAGGCTACAACTTCTGAGGACTGACTGATGGCTAAGAAAGAAGAAGCCAAGAGCGGTACCGCTAAGTGGTGTGAAGTGCTCGAGGTGAGCTACATCGCTGATCGCATCTGCCAGCCCGGTGAAAAGGTTCTTTATGACCCGGGCGAGGATGGCGTAATCGGGCCGAATCTTCGAGAGATCAAAGAAGACGAAGCCAAGTAACACCTCAGGGCCCTTCGGGGCCCTTTTCTATTTCCGAGGGACGCCATGAGTTCGATAGTAGACATCGCCAACATGGCGCTTTCGCACATCGGTAACAGCGAGCGTATCAACGCTCTGGATGAGGCGAGTGCGCAGGCCGAGCAATGCAGCCTGTTCTTCGAGCCTTGCGTTGATGAGGTCTTGCGTGCCATTCCCTGGGGTTTCGCGACGGCGTTCGTGGATCTGGCGGAAGTGGCAATCAACCCTGACCCGGAGTATCCCTACTGCTATGCGATGCCTGTCGACTGCTTGTTGGCTCGCCGCATCGTCAACTCGGTATGGCCTGTTGGCTACTACCCGTTCCCCTGCGACTACCAGTTGCCTCAGATCCCGCCGATTCAGTTCCGCGTGATCAATGGATCTAGCGGTAGGCTGATCTCGACAACTGTCTCCCCCGCGAAGCTTGAATACACCACCAAGCTCTCTACGCCTGAAATCTTCGATCCGATCTTCGTATCTGCTCTGTCTTGGAAGCTGGCGGCAAAGATCGCACCTGCGCTCAGTCGTGACGCGAACATCGCGCAGACCTGCGAGCAGCAATATCAGTACGAAATCCGAAATGCTGGGGCAGCCAGCTTCAACGAAGCTCAGCGTGGCCCGCAGCCTGAATCTTCCTTCATCTCGGTGCGCTCATGACCCTGCTCGTTCAGCCGTCTTTCAGCGCGGGCGAGATGGCGCCTGCAACCTATGGCCGTGTTGACCTGGCGCGCTACTACACCGGTCTGCGCACCTGTCGAAATTTCCAGGTTCTTCCCGAGGGGGGAGTCCAGAACCGGTCTGGTACGAAGTTCATCGCCGAGGTAAAGGCCAGCGCGAACTTCACTCGGCTGATCCCATTCCAGTACTCGACCGAGCAGACCTATATCCTGGAATTCGGCAACCTGTATATCCGCTTCGTGAGCAATGGCGGACAGGTTGTCAGTGGTTCGGTCCCGTATGAAATCGCAAGCCCGTACACGACTGCCGATCTGCGCGATCTGAAGTTCACTCAGTCTGCCGACGTTCTGACCATCGTTCACCCGAGCTATGCCCCCCGTGAACTAAAGCGTCTTGCGCCGACCAACTGGACTCTGACGACTATCGCGTTCGAGCCTGGTATTGCTGCGCCAACTGGGTTGTCCGGCTCTCCTCGAACTGGGGGTTCTGGAGACACAACGAACTATAGGTATCGTGTCACGGCAGTCAGTTCGAAGGACACCGGTTCTATCGAATCCTGGGCGAGCAATACCGCCACTGTGGCTAGCTGGGATGGGAAGCCTGGTGCCACCCTGTCCTGGACAGCCGTAACAGGCGCTGACCATTACAACATCTACAAGGACAAGTCCTCTGGCGTTTTCGGCTACATCGGTCAGTCTGACACCACGTCGTTCAGCGACATCAACATCGCTCCTGACAACGACAAGACTGTGCCGATTGGATACAACCCGTTCGCTGGTGGCAACAACCCATCGGTCGTAGGCTACTTCCAGCAGCGGCTAGTCTTCGCTGCCAGCAAGGACCAGCCTCAAACCATCTGGATGAGCAGGGTTGGAGACTTCCACAACTTCGGCTATTCAGATCCATACAAGGACGATGATGGCATCGAGTTCACGATTGCCAGTCGTGAGGTAAACCAGATTCGTCACCTAGTATCGCTGCGTGATCTTCTGGTGCTGACCTCTGGCGCAGAGTGGTCGGTCAGTTCCTCGAAAGAAACCGGTATCACACCTGAGTCGATCTCTGTCAGCGCGCAAAGCTACTTTGGGTCTAGTGGCGTGATTCCAGCCGTCTACGCCAATACTGCGCTGTACATCCAGGCCAGGGGCGGCAAGCTTTCGACGCTCGCCTATAACGATATTGATGCCGGCTTCAGGCCAAGCGACGTGAGCGTTCTTTCGTCGCACCTACTGCGCGGGTACACCATCGAGGACCAAGCTTTCACGCTGACGCCCAATGGCGTTCTGTGGATGGTCCGTAACGATGGTGTATTGCTCGGTTTCACGTTCATGCCAGAGCAGCAGGTTTTCGCCTGGCATCGTCACGACACCGATGGTGAGGTCGAATCCGTAGCGACTGTTCCAGAGGGCGACGAAGATATCCTCTACATAATCGTCAAGCGCACGATCAACGGGTCTACCAGGCGTTACATCGAGCGCATGCAGTCACGCCAGCTGAACAAGTTCGAAAGCGGCGATTACGTCTATGACCGCTCGTTCTTCGTCGACTGCGGCCTGAGCTACGACGGGCGCGGCACCATGAGCGCTACGTTAACCGGTGGGACTGACTGGAAATATCCGAATCCCTTAACCCTTGAGGCGCTATCGGCTCCGTTCAACCCCGGGCATGTCGGGCGCTATCTGATTCTTTATGGCGGTGGAGACGAGGACAATATCGGCGATGTGCTGACCGTCAAGATTCTCTCCTATGACTCCCCTGGCGTCGTTTCCGTGGAACCTCAGACTATCGTCCCTGAGTCATTGCGCGGGATATCGGCAACGCGCTGGGGCTTCGCCGCAACCACCATCAGTGGGCTTGGCCATCTTGAGGGAAAGACGGTTTCGATTCTCGCAGACGGAAACGTCGCGCCTCAGGCGGTTGTCTCTGGGGGTTCAATCACGCTGGATGGTCCTTCACTTGTTGTGCATGTCGGCCTCCCGATCACTGCGGAGATAGAGACGCTAGATATCACCATGCAGAACCAGCAGGCGTTTCTCGGCAACAAGAAGCGCATCAACCAGCTTGTCGTGCTGCTCGAGCAAAGTCGCGGCTTTTGGGCAGGCGCTCGGAGTGATCGTTTGAGGGCTGCATCCGGCTGGGAATACAAGCAGCGTGCGACAGAGAACTACGGCGAGCCTATCGAACTGAAGACAGGCAAGGCGGAGATCAGTATCAGCACAGACTGGACGGACGATGGCCGCATCTTCATCCGCCAAAGCGACCCGCTGCCCATTACGATCTTGGGAGTTCTTCCGAATGTCCAGGCCGGGGGCTGAGCTTAGGGCTGTCGACGAGCAGATTATTGCTCACGTCGTGGCCAATGTCCGCGAGGCGGATCGACTTGAGTTCGAGGCTATTCGTGGCGCCGATGTAGAGCAGGAATTGCGCTACGCCCTGGAACAGAGCGAAGAGGCATTTGTTCTGGTTAGCCGCGGAGAACCTGTCGTGATCTTCGGATGCATTCGGTACGACGACCGAATAGGCGTCCCTTGGATGATCAGCACGCATGCCGTTACCAGGCATCGCGCAGCTTTCCTCCAAGAGTGCAGAGATCAGATTGAGCGTATGCGTAAACGCTACGCGGCACTCATCAACTACACCGACGCACGATATGAGCAGGCCCTGCGCTGGATGCAGTGGCTCGGCTTCGACATGCTCGATGCTGTCGAGTACGGCGTAAACGGTGAACTTTTCCACCCATTCACTATGCGAGGCGAACTATGGGCGCAGCATTAGCGGCAGGCGCTGCCGGAGCTGGCGGGCTGCTGAATGCCTATTCGCAGATTCAGCAGGGCAAGGATGCCGTACGCACCGCGAACCGACAGCAGGCCTATCTAAATCGCCAGGCACGTCAGGTGCTGGATCAAGGCGAATTCGAAGACGCTCAGTTGTACGAACAGGGGCGGCAGATCGTGGGCTCCCAGCGTGCTGGGTTCGCGGCTAACGGTGTAGACGTAAACAGCGGAAGCGCGTCCCGTGTCCAAGAGTCGACGATGAACCAGGTCGCCATGGATGCAGAGCAGGTCAGGCGTAACGCATTCAATCAAGCGTTTGGCATAGTCACGCAAGGTAACGAAGGGGTCCGTCAGGCCCGCGCCGACTATCGCACTCGTCGCCTGAATGCCTTCAGTTCTCTTCTCACTGGCGGCTCGCAAGCCTACGGCAACTACAAGGCGCTTTCCTGATGGCAGCACAGATCCCGCAATATCGACGCAGGGTAGGTCCTGACGTACCGCAGGCGCCTCGCGCGCTTGGCCAGAGCGTTGATGCATCAGGCCTCGCCCAAGGAATCAACTCTGCGGTAAACGCATTTGTACAGGTCCAGCGGCAGGAGATTGAGGACGCGAACCGTACCGCTGTTCTTGAGGCTGACAATGGGCTGGGCGCGTGGGAAAACGACACGCTCTTTAACCCGCAGTCCGGCGCCTTCACAAAGAAAGGACGAGGCGCTCTGAACATCACGCAGTCGACTCTCGAGTCGTTCGATAAGCAGCGTGAACAGATCTCCGCAAACCTCGCCAACGAGAGCCAGCGTGAGATGTTCAATCAGGCGGCATTGCGTCGCCGTGAAGGACTCCAGGCCAAGCTCGGGCAGTACGAGTTCCGTGAGCAACAGGTCTACAAGGACGAGGTCGACAAGTCCTCCATCCAATTGGCGATGGACACTGCTGCGCTGAACTACAACGATCCGCAGTCTATCGAGCAAAACCGCGCCAAGATGGATGCTGTGATCCAGATGCGTGGCGCCCGCATGGGCTGGTCGCCTGAAGAGATGGAGAACCAGCGGCGCCAGGCTAACAGTTCGCTGTCGCAGGCTGTCATCCAGCGCATGCTGATCGACTCGCCGCAGAAGGCCCGAGCCTACTACGACCAGTTCAAGACTGGCATGTCTGCTGAGGACCAGATCCGTGCTAGCAATGGCATTGATCAAGCGTTTCGTCGGCAGGAGGCGGAGGCGCGTCAACGTATGGTTGAGCAGCGTCAGCTTCAGGCAATTGCCAGGTCTGAACTCAGTAGCCGTGTACAGGATGCCCAGGCCGCATACCTCCAAGGCTTTGACTATGCCGATCCTCCATCTCTGGCAGACTTCAAGAATGCCTATGGTGATCGCGCGCAGGAACAGTGGGACTCGTTCCGCAAGGTACAGGAAGTCGCCCCGGCTATTCGGGAGTTTGCTACTGCTGATCCGGCTGAGCGTGAGGCCATTCTTAGCCGCTTCCAGCCAACCACTGATGGCGTGGCTAATGAGGGATTCCGCGAGGATAACCAGCTCTACCAGCGCCTTTTGACTGTAGGCACTGCTCTGATGAAGAAACAGCAGCAGGACCCTGCCGCCTACGTGGCTCAGTACAGTCCTGCTGTGCGCCAGGCCCTGGTCAACGCCCAGGAGCAAAACACGCCGGAGGCCTACGAGGCCTACGCGAACGCCGCGATTGCTGAGCAGCAACGCCTGGGCGTCCAGAACATCAAGATTCTCCCTGATGCTCTGGCAAACCAGTTCGCCGCGGACTTCAACAGTCGTGTCGCATCAGGGCAGGGCGATACCGCTGCTCAACTGATAGAGCAGTACCAGGCGCAATGGGGCAAGAACTTCGGGTCTGTGATCCGCCAGCTTGGCTCGAAGCTGCCTGCTGAAGCCCAGGTTATCGCAACCGGTCTGCCGAAGGATGTGGCCGAGCGCATGGCAAGCGTTGCTCCGCTGAAGGAAGGTGACCTTAAAAAGGCCATGGAAGATGGGCAGTTGAAGGAGATCCAGCAGGCTGTGCAGTCGGAGATGTCCGATTTTGCCGCAACCCTTATGGGGCAGTCTGGCGGCCTCAACACTTTCAACACTATGTACCAGGCCGCGGTTAAGACTGCATCTGCATACGTTCTGCAAGGCGAGAAACCGGCTAAGGCGGCGCAGCGCGTTGTCGCTGGGATGGCTGGTGACAAGTATGACCTGTTCGGTACTTACCGCGTGCCTAAGGAACTGGACACCAGCGCGGTTAGCCGTGGTGCCGATGTGGCTCTGGAGAACCTGAAGCCTGATGATCTCATGCCGCTTCCTGGCATCCCGGGTGTTGAAGAGTCCGAGAACATCCGGCAACTGCACTCGGCGGTTATCGACAACGGCCAGTGGGTTACGAACGGTGACGAGACAGGTCTGAGCCTCACGCTCAACGGCTACCGAGTCCTTGGTAAGGATGGCAAGCCGATCACCCGGACCTGGAGCGAACTGCAAGAGCAAGGCACCAAGGCCCCCGCCCAATATCGCGTTGCACCTCTTGGAATCGTTCCATGACGATCTACACACAGGATGCTCCTGCGCTTGACCGGCGCACGCTGCTAGACATTCCGGCAGATACTGGTGATGTGTTTGGGGCTGCGTTTGAATCCGCATTCTCGACCAACCCCTCATCCTCCATCATCCGTATGGAGGAGTTGAGGCAGGCAGAGGAGGGCCGAGGGTTCACTAACGACAGTGACTCAATCGTAGTTCAGCCTCGCCTGGAACCTGACACCCCCCTCCTAAGCGCTGAGGATGCAAGAGCCCGCGTTGCCGAGTCTGGTCTGGATATCAAGGTTCCCGATCAAGGGATCAGGCAAGGGGCGCTCGACATTCTGATTGAAAGGCACCGTGCCCAGGCGGCACGCCAGCAGATCATGGCTCGCGCAGGCTCCGGGACTATGCCGGCGCAGATCGCTGCGTCGCTGGGCGCTTCTCTGCTGGACCCTCTGAACATCGCTTCTGCATTCGTGCCTGTGGTTGGTGAAGCCCGCTATGCCAACCTACTGGCTAGGGCAGCTTCTCCGCTCGGTCGGGCCGGTGTTCGGGCTGGCGTAGGTGCATTGGAGGGTGCAGTCGGCGCGGCAATCATTGAGCCTTTACCTCTGCTTGCGGCGGCTCAGGATCAAACGGACTATGGGCTTTCTGACTCACTAGCCAACATCGCGCTTGGTGGTCTGCTTGGCGGCGGCTTGCATACCGTGGGAGGCGCCATATCTGACGCGCTGAAGCGTCGCGTAGTTGGTGAACTAGACGCACAGCCATCTGTATCCGCTGCCATCCGTCCCGAGCCTACGGCGCGTCGCCAGGTCGACTATGGGCGCCTCTTTGATGACGACCCGGATGTTGCGCTTAGGCAGTCCCTTGCGCGCGGCCTTGAGGCCGATCAGGCGAACCTTTACCAGGCAGCACGCAGCCAGGCCATCGAAGAGATTCGGCCATCCCTTGTGTCCGATCGGGTTGGCAACGTTGCAGACCTTCGGGCGGAGTTGACCCGCCTTGAAGCCAGAGCGCAGGCGCTTCCCGACACATTCAAGACTAGGGCGAAGGAATTCCAGGGACCGAGGGTCAGCCGCAAGCAGGCGGAACGTATGGCGCGAGACGCCATCGCAACCGAGAGCGAACAGATATCGGTTCGACGTGAGCAGATCAATGCAGAGATAGAGCGCAACCGTTCTGGCGAGATGGCGCGTCAGGATATTGCGGCGCTCAATCGTGGCGAAGTGCCGGAACGCCTTTCGGGTCGCGTAGAAGCCCGGGCTGCGCAGATCATGGAAGGTTACCGCCAAAGGCCGCTTGGGGCGGCGGTAAAAACTGCCCGTCAGGTTGCTGAGGAGTCGGACTGGACTATTCGCGATGCCGCACTTCGTACGGCTGTTAGTCAGGCAATGACCGGCCGCGATATCGCTGTAGCCGACCTGTTTGATTTGCAGAATCCTGCCAAAGCAGCGCAGGCGATGGACAACCTACGCCGCCCGCAAGAGCGCAGGGTTGATCCTGAAGGCGCTGCCGAAAGCCGTCGTATTGATGAGATGAAGTCGACAGATGATCTTGAGGACGCTCGCCAAGCCTTGGCAGATGACGAGGCACTGTCGCGCGAGATCCTTGATCAGTTGCCAGAAGATCAACGGGCCATGGTAGAGGCGATGGGGAGAGAAGAATTCGCCCTAGCTGATGCCGAGGCCGCGAAGGCTGAGAAATATTCCAAAGCCTATCGGGCTGCTGCACTTTGTGAGATTGGGAGAGGTTGATGGCGACTACGCTACCGTCAGGAATCAGTCCTTGCGCTGATGCAGTAAGAGCAGCCGCGGGGGATATGGAGGCGACGGAGATTCAAGAGATCTTCCAGTTGCTGCGTGGACGCACCCAAGAGATTCTCGCGAGGGAAGGGGCATATAGTACCGAGCAGGCGGCAATGCGAGCAGCCGATGAACTAGCTCGCCAGGCTGAGCATGCTGCCATCATCGAACGTCGTAACGCGCTGCTGAATGTGCGCGCTCGAGCGCAGCTAGTCAGCTTTGTGCGCAACACCTTTGCCGATCGTCCCGACCTTGGCGTTGAGTCTTTCTTGGTGGGGACAAACGTTGCACGAAAGGGGGCTCGCCTCTCTGTTGCGGCAGAACAGAAGGCACTCGGCGATGCATACATTGGCGGGATGCTGAATGACCTGGAGCGAGGCGATTTGGTTGGCGTCCTTGCTCGGGGGGACTCCGACCAAGACATCGCTGACGCTTTGTGGCGCATTGGCAACGATCAGGATGTGTCTGACCTGAATCCGCAGGTTGTCGAAATCGCACAGATCATCCAGCGATACCAAGAAGCGGCCCGTCTCGATGCCAACCGTGCCGGTGCCAGTATTGGACGCATCCCCGGCTACATCGCCCGGCAGAGCCATGATAGCGAGAAGATCGGCGCAGCCGGCTTCGATCAATGGCTTTCCGATATTCTCCCGCGGCTGGATCCTCGCACCTTCGACGGAGTGTCGGATGTGAATGGGTACATGCGCGGGATTTACGATGGTCTCGTGTCTGGCGACCATCTGCGCGCTCAAGGCGATGCTCGGCCGAATGGATTCCGCGGCCCAGCAAACCTTGCGCGCAAGATGAGCCAGGAGCGCGTTCTGCACTTCCGCGATGGCATCGGCTGGCACGAATACAACCGGATCTATGGGACCGGCAACCTGCGCGAGGCGGTATTGCGCGGCCTTGACCTGTCAGGCCAGAACACGGCCCTTATGCGCCGGCTTGGCACAAATCCGGAAGCCAACCTGAACATGGCCCTGGATGTGATCAAGGAAGACGTGCGCAGTGGCGGTGATCCGCAGGCCCTGGCGAATTTCAACACGGCTCGCGAAGGGATGATCCGCAATCGATTCCGCGAGGTGAGTGGGCAGACTCGAATCCCTGGTAACGCTGCTGCTGCGCGTATCGCTGCAAACGTGCGTGCCTGGCAGTCGATCTCCAAGCTCGGTGGCGCCTTGCTGTCATCGTTCACCGACCTCCCGGTCGCAGCAAGCGAGATGAAATACCAAGGCCGTTCGTTCCTGGGCAGTCTTTCGGAAATGGCAACCGGTCTGCTGAAGGGGCGCGGTAGTCGTGAGCAACGGGAAATCCTCTCAAGCTTCGGCGTCTATGCGGACTCCATGCGCGGCGAGATCATGCGCCGGTTCTCTGCTGACGACTCAATGGGTGGGCGCATGTCCCGAGGCATGAGCCACTTCTTCCGGCTAAACGGCCTGTCGTGGTGGACTGATGCGAACAAGGCCAGTGCCGGACTGATGATGTCTCACAACCTGGCGCAGAGTCGTCGCCAAGCCTGGGGATCGCTGAACCCTGATCTTCGGCGCGCACTGAGCCTGTACGACCTTGATGCTGATAAGTGGGATTTGCTCCGCGAGATGGACACTCGAATGGCTGACGGTCGTGACTACATGACCCCGGACGGTGTTGCGGATATCACCGACGAACGCATTGCACAGTATCTGGGAGATCAAGATCGGCCTGTCTCGCCCGGCGCTATTCGTGAAACCCGACAGGATCTAGAGCGAAGCCTGCGTGCATACATCAATGATCGAGTGACCTATGCCGTGCTAGAGCCAGATGCGCGTACTCGCTCGATCATGAACCAAGGGACTCAGCCCGGGACCGTCCCAGGAGATCTCCTGCGGTTCGTCACTCAGTTCAAGAGCTTCCCTGCCGCGTACATGCAAAAGACTCTGGGTCGTGAACTGTACGGTCGTGGCTATACGCCTGCTGGCCTGGGTGAGAATTTCCGTGGCGGAAGAGACCTGATCAGGGCTCTTCGCAATGGCAATGGCGAACGCTTGGCGCTTGCTCAACTGGTGCTTTGGACGACCGCATTCGGCTATCTGTCCATGGCCTCCAAGGATGTTGCGAAAGGTCGTGAGCCTAGAAATCCTGATGACTACAAGACCTGGGTTGCCGCTATGGCCCAAGGAGGAGGACTAGGGATCTTCGGTGACTACTTGTTTGGCGAGGCTAACCGCTTCGGAAACTCTGCCTTGGAAAGCGCCGCCGGGCCAACGCTTAGCACTACTGCTGATCTGATGAACCTGTGGGCCAGAGCGAAAGAAGGAGAGGACACCGCCGCATCTCTTCTCCGTATTGCCCAGAACAACACTCCGTTCCTGAACCTGTTCTACAGCCGTATCGTGCTCGACCATCTTTTGTTCTACTCGATTCAGGAGGCGCTTAACCCAGGATCGCTACGCAGGACAGAACAGCGCATCCAGAAAGAAAACGACCAGCAATTTCTGATCCGACCATCTCAAAGCTATATCGATACAGCCGGCGCCATATTCAACTAGAACTGATAGACCCCCCCCCCAGAGAACCCCGCCTAGTGCGGGGTTTTCGCATTTCTGGAGCATCGAAAATTGACCGTCTCTACTACCGATAGTGTTATCGAGTACGAAGGCAACGGGGTTACTACGGCTTTCCCTGTTCCATTCAAATTCCCATCAAATGGAGATCTTGTTGTAACTAAGGTCTATAACAACGTTTCTACTGTTCTTTCTCTTGGAACTGACTATTCGGTTGTAGGCGCAGGCGCTCAGGCGGGCGGTGCAGTTATAACAAATTCTGCTCCTCAGAGTGGATCTGTTATAAATATTTCTAGAGAGCTAGAGTCGGTACAAGAGACTGACCTACGTAACCAGGGGCGTTACTTTGCAGAAACGCATGAGAGTGTTTTCGACTATATCACGATGCTGATTCAGCAGTGCTTCTCTGGTCTTTCACGTGCTCTCAGGCGTCCAGTTGGTAAGGATTATTTTGATGCAGAAAACAGAAGGATTGCACGCGTAGCAGATCCTGTAGAGGACAAGGATGCTGCAAACAGACTATGGACCCAACAGTACGTTGGGTCAGTTATTAATAGCGGTACTGGGCCGGTAAATCTAGCAAGTAACGTAATATATATCGGACCTAATGGTGCTCCGTATACAGTTCAAGATATGTCTGACGCCAATGATCCATCAAAAGGATCTGATCTAATAGGCTTCGAGGGAAGAACAGTGAGAGATAAGCTTATGGAGCTTGTTTCTCTTGCTGACAAGGGCGGCGTCCCAGACTATCAAGGGACTCCTTTATATGACGGAAACGACGGTTCTAGAATCACAGCTACCGATAACACTGCCGCCTTCTCTGCGCTGATTACTGAGGCAATAAGCCGAGGTGACGCATGCGTTCACATTCCTGCTGGTCATTGGGGCGTCAAAGTCGGGCAACTTAATTTCAGCAACTTCGATAATATCAGAATCGTTGGCGATGGCATGGACGCGACCATCATTGACTTCATTCATGAGTATGCCCCAGTAACTGGTGGTGGGTATGTCACGAATGATATTGCCCATGCTATTGCAAAGTTCGCATCTGGAGATAGCATTGAGTTCTCAAACCTGACTATCAAAGGAACTACCAAGAAAGGTTTAGTAACTGGAGCGCCAGGGTCTAACTGGACATATGAGGGCGCTGTATGGGGTTTCATTCTCCAAAACGTTAATCGCATTCGTCTTGATCGTGTTCGCGTAGAGCATTTCAATTATCGCGGATTCTCGATGTATGGGTCTGAGACTAAAGAGGTAATAATCAATGAGTGTGAAGGGTTCTACAACGTAGGTTCAGGTTTCTGGGTCGAAGATACAGACTCTATGCTCGTAACTGGCGGAGAGTTCGCATACAACGGTATCTCCGGAGAAGTTGGAACCGGCTATGGAGTCACTGGTTCCACTCGCGTCGGTAACATGGTTGTGAATGGTGGTTACTATCATCACAACTACAGAAAGGGACTTGATACGCACGGCGTGCATCACTTCAAACTGCTTGGCGGATTGTTCCAGGCAAACATATATAGTCATTGCGATGTTCTACGTTATTCGACTGACCCCACTGGATGTACCACTCAATTTAAGGGGGCTACATTTACTTCCGGTATTGACCCGGATGAGCAATCATGGATTCTCGCAGAGTACAACCTTCGCAAGACTAATGGTTACGCATTTGCAGGTGGACATGTCTTCCGTGTAATCGACAACTCAGCTGGTAAAAGTTCTTCTGTCCATGTTAGTGAAATCACTGTTCGTGGGCACTATGCTCCGCAGAGAACAGTTGGATTTACTGAAGGTGGTCCTGTCCCGTTTCAGTTCTCCACGACTCTAGGTCGCCTGTCTTGGATCGGAAATGAAATCGATCTTACCGGATATGAGTTCTCGGCTTCTGGAACGTTTGGCACTCACTGCCTCTTTGATGGTCTTGCTGCTGAGTTCGAATTCAAGGATGGGTTGCTTAACTGTCCGGCAGATGGCTCGTTCACAAATACGACAACAGGCCTCTCCGACAAGGGCAATGTGTTTATTCTACAAGGTGTTTCTACTTACACCTCTAGGGTGTCGTTCGATAACTGGAGGGTTCGCGTTAATAACCTGTACCTGTCTTCGGCAGCTTCTTCTGTAGGAACTGGCGCTACTCGGCAGAGTATCAATTGGGCGAACACAGGAAGAATCGTAACGAACTGCTCTTTCGGTTGGGCAACTGAGCCGTATACTGCGCTTGCGCCACTTGAGCGATTCAACAATATTCATTTCCTTGGAGCCTGGCAAGTTGGTCCTCTGAATAGCTCTCTTTCTTACTTAAAGAATAACTATGTTATTACCGGAGGTCGTACGTATGCCCTTCCTGATGATAGCCTTGCAATATTGAACAATCGTAAGCCTTACTCTTTCCCCAATGTGACTAAAGCGCTTGGTGCTCAGGTCTTCTCTATTGTGATGGACAAACAGTCTGGAAGCTTGGTCAAAATTTCTACAGGACTGAGCGGAGAGGAACTGAACATTTCTGTCTACAGTGGAGACTTCACAGGCATTTCTGGATCTGGTTCTAACCCATATCTAGAGTTCGATTCCGCTGACCCCAACTACCTTGTGAACGGAGTAGCAAAACTGCGCCTGAACGTAAAAGCCAAGATCGCGTTAAATAACATCAATCTGTTTGGGGAGATATGGGCGTACGGTCGATATCCGTCGCTCGGTATCGAGTACGTATTTGCGACCTAA